CCGCGCTACGCGCTCAACATCCCCGACTCTGCGGGCATGGGTGTCGGGAATGGCAACTTCCTGTTCTCGGGGGCGCGGTTCGAGTTGCAGGACCAGTACCGGGGCATCTGCAACCTGTCGAGTTCGAGCGGCCATGTGCAGGCGAAGTTTGACAACTGCGACTGGGGCACGGTGGTCGGTGGGGCGCGCAAGGCGGTCAAGGTGGCCGCGCGCAAGGAGGTCACGTTCGACCATTGCGTGCTGTTCGAGGATTTGGAGTATGAGTTCCAGAGCACGCTGGCGGCGGCCAGTTCCCCGCAGACGGGCGGCGTGCTGCGTATCCTCGGCTGCAACCTGGGGGCGAGCACCGATCACATCAGCGACCGGATCACCTTCCTGGGTGATATCGGCATGGCAATCGGGCGCGGGAACTACAGCACCGGCAGCCGCGACAAGCGGTTTCGGCAGGCGCAGGACTTCGACATCGGCTGGGCGACCGGAATGCCGTGCGACCCTGCGGCGAGCATCAAGATATTGCCGCTCATCCCCTCGGCGGACAACTTTCCCAACTCGGGCGGGCCGCTCGAATACACCACCACCCTGCCGGAAGGGGCATTCCTGCGCCGCATCTTCGTCAACAAGAACAGCGGCGGCAACGCTTCGACCCCCTACCAACTGGCGGTCGCCAACGACGACAAGAGCACGGTCTACGGCTCGTCTACGTCGGGCTTGCAGAGCGACACGCACCTGATCGACGTGACGCCGAACGTGGTGGTGAGCGGCGCGACGAATCGGGTGGTGCGCTTCTACGCCATCGCGGGCGGCACCGGGGGCGGTGCGCCGAGGGGCGTGGCGTTCGTGGAGTACATCTGAAGCGCAGGCACACGTAGGCAGTCGCCGCCGCGAGTGGTAAGGAGGCAGGCGATGCGCGGCGCATGGGGCGACGAACGGCGGGCAGGGTGGCAACCGTCCACCATCCCCATCCTGCTCGCCGACGAGAACGGGGCGGTGCTCACGGATGAGAACGGGGCGCTGCTGTCGATTGGCGACCAGGGCGCACCAGCAGGCGGCGCGTGGGCGGGCGGGCAGTCGGCAACGTGGTCCGCTGAGAGCAAGCGCGGCGCGTGGCGCGGCGGCACGAAAGGCACATGGCAATGACCACCTATGCGGGCATTACACTGCGACAGGGCGACGACTACACCCAGACGCTCGACATCACCAACAACGCGGGCGCGGTGGTAGACCTCACCGGCTGCACGCTGACCTTCCACCTGCGCTTGCCGGGCGCGACCACCGACGCCATCACGCCCGCGCCGACGCTGACGCTGACCGACGCGGCGAACGGCGTGGCGACGCTGGCGCTGACCGACACGCAGACGGCGGCGCTGACGGCGTGGCAGGACTACCGCTACGAGGTCAGTCTGACCGACGCAACAGGCTTGATAAGCACGCCTGTCAGCGGCCTGTGTTTTGTCGTTGGAGACGGAGGATGAGCACCCCCCGCGTGCTATTCCTGACTGGTGGCTCGGATGGTTCGAGCCTGTGGCGCGTTTGGCAGCCGACGACCGAACTCCAACGCCAGGGCTACGCCGTCCACTTTTGCTCTAAGGACTACGAGGATATCGCCGGGCTGGTGACGTTCGGGCGGTACGATGCCGTGGTCCTCTCTCGCACGACGTGGCCCGCCGCCGCCATCGGCCTCGCGCGCCAGTTCATCGCCATGCTGCACGGCCTGGGGCTGGCGGTGTGGTTCGAGTGCGATGACGACCTGTTCATGCACCTCGAAGACCACATGATGGACCCGGTGAAGCTGAAGCAGGGCAAAGAAGCCATCCACACGGTGATGCTCTGCGACGGCATCATCGTCAGCACCCCCAGGCTGAAGACCGTCACCCAGCACGCCACGGGCAACACTATCCCGGTCGCGGTCTGCCCGAACCTGCTGGATTGGGACTGGTGGCAGATGATTCAGAAGCAGGCCAAGCGCATCGTCCCGCCGCTGACCATCGGTTGGGCGGGCGCGAACCGCAAGGATGACGACCTGCTGGCGATGGCGGAAGGGTGGCACAGGGTCGCTGAGAAGCACCCAGGCGTGCGCTTCGTCGTGCAGGGCCATTGCCCCCCGCTCTTCTACGATGCCGTGCCACGCGACCGCCTGCGGACGCTGCCGTGGATCGAACTGGCGAAGTACCCGGCCGGGCTGGTGAATGTTGACATTGGCTGCTGTAGCGTCGCGGATACCCCGTTCAACGCCTGCAAGAGCGTCATCAAGGCGATGGAGTATGGGGCGAGCGGCGCGGCGGTCGTCGCCACGTCCGCGCTCTACCACAGCATCATCCGGCACAACGACACCGGCCTCATCGCCAACACCGCCGACGAGTGGGAGGCGGGGCTGAGTCGGCTGGTGGAGGACGCGCGGTATCGGGGGGTGCTGGCACGACGGCTGCGGCGGGTGGTGGTGGAGCAGCACAACCTACAGGTGAGTGCCCATCGCTGGGTCGATGCGTTCGCGTGGCTGTTGGAGCAGGGCAGGAGGCAAGCGGCATGATTGACTACGAGCGCCAGGCCATCACCAGCACCGCGCGCCTGCCGCGCCACCCCGGCCCCACGGCGGCGGCGGTGCGCTGCAAGTGCGGCAAGACGCTGGGGGTGCGGGACGGTGGGCACATCTTCGTGCGGCACGACGGGCGCGAGGGGACGTACAGCCTGCCCGCAGAGGTGCGGTGCGAGCGGTGCGGGACACGGACGATGCTGGGGGAGAGGGCGGTGTGACAAGGTCGCTTGATTGACGGTTTACCTCTGAACTGATACCATAGCCTGCATAACCCACATCCGGGCACACATGTGTTATAATTCCCTTCTACAATCAGGAAATCCGGGCGGTGCTGATGACACCCCCGGAGTGACGCAAGGAGGTTAGTCCGATGCGTGGACGTAAGCATACCCCAAACAAATATCGAATAGAAGGCGACTGCGCTTATCTCGAACTCACCAATACCCACGGTGAGGTTGTAGGTGAGGCGTGCATTGATGTTGCCGATCTAGGCGGCGTACTGGCGGTGGGGCGATGGAGTCGCCACCAGAACGGATACGCAAGGACTGAGCAGGCACACAAGTTTGTGCTCATGCATCGCCTGTTGCTCAACCCTGACGATTCCGAAGAAGTAGACCACAAAAACAGGAACCGACTGGACAATCGGCGCGAGAATCTACGCCGCTGTACGCCCTCTCAGAATAGGCAGAATCGCCAGGGTGCGACGAAAGTGTCAGTTAGTGGCGTTCGTGGCATCTTCTGGTATCCACGCCTGAAGAAGTGGCGTGTGCGCGTGCAAGTAAACGGTCAACGGCATAATGTCGGTTGCTTCTCGACCGTTGAGGAAGCCGAAGCGGCGGCTATCGCTGCCCGTCGCCGCTTGATGCCGTTCTCGCAGGTTGACATAGACGCGGCGTAGCCCTAGACTGTTCACAACTAAACCTTCGGGCACTTGACGGCCCACCTATGCGTAGCGAAACCGCTACCGGGTGGGCCTCTTTTCATGCCCGGAGGGCGCGGTGGAGACCAAAGCACTCCCATTCCAACTCAGCGAACTCAAAGCGGCGGGCGACGGCTGGGAAGTCGCGGGCTACGCCTCCACGTTCGGCGGCGACCCCGACAGCTACGGCGACATCGTTGCCAAAGGCGCATTCCTCACCTCGCTCGCCAAGCGGCCCAACGTGCGACTCCTCTGGCAGCACGACATGGGCGAGCCGATTGGCAAGGTTATCAGCCTCACCGAGGACGACAAGGGCCTGTTTGGCCGCTGGTCGCTGGTCCCCACGGACACCGGGAAAAAGGCGCACCAACTCCTGCAACACGACCTCGTTGATTCCCTCTCCATCGGCTTCATGACCGAGGACGCCGACTACCGCGAGGATGGCGTGCGCGTCCTCAAAGCGGTGGAGTTGGTCGAGGTCAGCATCGTGACCATCCCGGCCAACACCAACGCGATGATTACCTCATTCAAGACCGACCAGCCCCTACACATGCTCCTAAAGCAAGCGACCGAGGGGATTACCGTCGCCGTGCGCCAGGTGAAAGCCACGCACGAGCGGCGAGCCGCCGAGGGGCGCTTGCTCAACGACCAGTCGAACGCGGCGCTCGATGACTTCCTCAAAGCGGTGGAAGCCGCCGAGGAGTTGCGGGCGCTGCGGGTCGTGCCACCCGACGCGGAAGCCACGGTAGCGGAGATGGCTCTACGGCTGCAACTGGCCCGCGCCAAAGCGGGACTGCGGAGGACGGCATGACCATCACCATCAATCACCCCCTCGCGACCGAGACGAATGTCGAATCCCTAAACCGCCTGGCGCTGGACACCATCGGCAAGGCCGAAGCGATGCTGGCGACGGGCAATTACGAGGGTGCCAAGGGCGTATTCGCCGACCTGGACGCCATCGAGAAGCGCCGCGACGAACTCGGCCAGATGGAGACGATGCGCTCCCGCATCGCTCAGGAGAAGAGCCGCGCGGCCACCCCCGTCACCCCGATGCGCCACCCTGAACCGGAGCAGCGCCCGATGGGCGGCGAGCGCAAGCTGATGCGACCGGGCGAACTGTTCACCGAGATGGCGGAGTTCAGGGCGCTGATGCAGTCGGGCGCGCTCGGCAACCCCACCCTGCGCGTGCCCGAGTTCGGCGTCAAGCTCGACTACAGCCTCCTGCAACTCAAAACCCTGGTCGTCGGCAACTCGGTCAGCGGCGCGGGCGCGCACATCCTCAACGACTTCCAGCCGGGCTATGTGCCGCTGTTGCAGCGCCCGCGCACGTTCCTCGACCTCATCCACCGGGTGCGCACGTCGGGCGACACCATCGACTGGGTGAAGGAGATCACGTTCACCAACAACGCGGCGGCGGTTGCCGAGGCGACCGCGACCACCGGCACGAGCGGCACCAAGCCGGAATCCGCGATCAACTACGAGCGCGTGACCATGCCGGTGGAGACGGTCGCGCACTGGATCCCGATCACCACGCGCGCCCTCAGCGACGCGCCGCAGATGCAGGACATCATCAACGGGCGGTTGATGACGGGCCTCGACCTGACCCTGGAGAACCTGATCATCAGCGGCGACGGCACCAGCCCGAACATCTCCGGACTGACCGACCAGGGCATCCAGACCCAGGTGTGGGACACCGACGCGCTGAAGTCGGTCCTGAAAGCGCAGACGAAGGTCGAAGTCACCGGCCTGGTGATGGCGACCGACGTGGTGATGCACCCGACCGAATGGGAGACGGTGCGCCTCCTCCGCGAGAACGCCGCGACCGCCACGCTCGGCAGCTACCTGATGGGGCCGCCCTCGCAGGTGGGCGCGACGACCATCTTCGGGCTGCCGGTCACCAAGTCGCTCGGCATCCCCGATGGCACCATCATCGTGGGCGCGTTCACCGCGCAGACGCACGCACTGTTCGACCGCGAGCAGGCGTTCATCCGCACCGGCTACATCGACGACCAGTTCGTCCGCAACATGCTGACGATTCTGGCCGAGCTGCGCGCCGCCTTCGCGGTTTTTATGCCGAACGCGTTCTGCTCCATCACTGGGGCGAGCTAGACAACTCAATAGGCTGACACTTTGCCGGGGAGGCTGGGAACCCTCCTAGCCTCCCCGGCCCCCTGGCTCACCGAGAGGAGAGCACCCGATGGCGAGTTACGCCGACCTGGACCTGTTGCGAGCGCACCTGTCCGCGTCCTCCGATGGCGCGGCGAACTTCACCGCAGACGACACGGTGCTGTTGCAAAAGTGCCTGGACGCCGCCACCGGGATGATCGACTTCTTCACCGGCCGCAAGTTCGTCGCGGAGAGCGCCGCGACCAAGTACTTCCAAGCCTCCTGCTACGAATCCCTCGACCTCACCCCCGATATCCGCACCGTGACCAGCGTGACCGTGGACAAGCTCGGCGACCTGACGTATACCCTGACGCTCGCCGCCAACACGGACTACTGGCTGGAACCGTTGCAGGGCTTCCCCGACTCCGGCATCTACAACCGCATCGTCATCGCGCCCCGCTCGTCGCAGGCGTTCTATCCGGGCTACCGGGTGAAGGTCATCGGCGATTGGGGCTACGTCGTGGGCGGGCTGGCCCCGGCGATGGTGGTGCAAGCGTGCTTATTGCAGGCGGCGCGCCTCTACAACCGCCGTGGTGCGCCGTTCGGCATCTTGCAGACGGTGGACCTGGGGCAGTTCACGCGCATCAGCACGGTAGACCCGGACGTGATGGCGCTGCTGAAGCCGTACCGGGCGGTGGCGCGCGTGGGCGCGGGAGTCTATTAGCCATGCAGATTGACGTACGCATCGAGGGCTTGGAGAAGTTGCAGGCGGGCATCGCATCCGGCCCCGCCACGCTGGCGACGGAGGTGCGCGGCGCGATGACGGCGGGCAGCCTGCTCATCGAGGGCGCGGCGCGCGGTCTGGCACCGAAGGACACCGGGCGGTTGGCCGGGAGCATCACGCACAGCATCAGCGGGGGCGGGGCGAACCTGACCAGCAAGATCGGGCCATCGGTGCAGTACGGGCTGTTTGTGGAGCGCGGGCGCGCAGCGGGCAAGATGCCACCGATCGCCGCGATTGCCGGGTGGGCCGCGCGGAAGGGCATCGACCCGTTTGTGTTAGCCCGCTCCATCGGCCGCAAGGGGACTCGTGCTCGGCCTTACATGCTGCCCGCATTCAACAACAACGTCGGCAGGGTGACAGCACTGTTTACGAAGATCGGGGCGCGGGTCGTGGCGAGGATGGCAGGCTGATGGCGGCGACATTGACGCAAGTGCGGAACGGCATCAAGGGACGACTGGCGACCATCGACGGGTTGTCGGCCTACGCCATCGAGCCGCCCTCGCCGAAGTACCCCGCCGCGTGGACCTTCCCGCTGCCCGAGAGCGAGTACGACAACGATTTTGACGGCAAGACGCTGTGGCGAATGCAGGTGACGGTCGCGGTGGCGGCGAGCGAACTGGCGCACGCGCAGACCAACATCGACGTTTACCTCGCGCCCACGGGTACGAAGTCTATCAAGGCGGCGATTGAGGGCGATGTGACGCTGGGGGGCGTGGTGGATTACGCGGTGGTGAAGCGCATCACCGGGTACGCGGGCAACGCCATCGCGGGCGGTTCGTCGGTGGTGGCGACGCTGGCATTGGAGGTGATCGGGTGACGACCATCTCAGCAATTATTCCGACCATCGCCAGCGACATCACCCGCCTCGCCATGCTGAAGCGGTCGGTGGAGAGCGCGCTGCACCAGTTGCAGGCGGGGGACGAGATTATCGTCGCGGGCGACCTGCGCTGCGGCCCGCTGGAGGCAGCGCGGGAGTTGTGCGGGCGGTTGGGTGCCGAAGCGCCTCCCGGTGCGTGTGTGCGCTTCGTGGCGCACGACGGCGGGCGTCCCTCGTTCGGGCACGACCAGATAAACCAGGCGATGCGGATGGCGCGGGGCGAATGGCTCACGTTCAACGACGACGATGACGTGTACGCCAGCGGCGCATTCGAGGCGATACGGACCTACGCGGCGCAACTGGCGCGGCCGGTGCCGATGCTGTTCCGGTTCAAGTCCTACCACGGGCCATGCTTCTGGCTGGCACCGGGGATGCTGGGGCAGGGGCTGATCGGTGGTCATTGTGCCGTGGTCCCCAATCTTCCCTCATTGCTGGGGGAGTGGGCACCGCACTACGAGGGCGACTGGTCATTCATCGAAAGCACCTTGCGGCTGTGGGGCGCGGTGGGGGTGGGGCCGGTGTGGGTGGATCGGCTAATCGCCATCGCCCGCCCGACATAGGGAATCAGGGATGGATCCAACGTTTGCCGGAGATGACGCAGTGAATAGCCCAACGGCTGAAACCAAACTCAATCGCAAGAGCGCGTTGATTGACGCCGCTGCGGTGACGTTCGCGGATCCGCTCGGCTATCTCAAAGGTGAGCTTGGCTTGCGGGTTTTTGGATCCGCGCATCGTGGGGCGTGGTCCGGTGTTGTGAGGACGCCGCTCAGGGTGGGTGTGCATTCCGTTGCGAGTTCCACGCGCCGAACGTCCTTTCTCGGACATATCACGGCTATTGTCGGCATTGGTCCCCAGCCACAAATGGGCAGGGTTGACGCAAGCGCGATTATCCCCACCGGGGCAATTGTGCAGCACCTTCAAACCATCAGGGATTGGTCCGTTCGCCATCTCCCAGGAGACACGATGGGCAAACGCTGCCTTACGTGCAACCTGGATGTGTCCATATCCGCCTGCGTCCAGACAAGCGGTCCACAGCCAGCACTCGCCCGACTTGTCCACCTTCGACCAGAAACGATCAGCCAGTGGGGTGGTGCTTCCCTTCGCAGGCATCTACTCAACCTCCTGTATCAATTTGGCGTCCCAATGCGCCAAACTAAGTATACCACATACATTGCGATTGCGAGGCCATGATGATTACCGCTGAGATGCGAGCGCAAGCGAAGCCGCTGCCGCCGATGGACCAACTGCCGCGCCTGACGCCACCAGACACGCGACTGACGCTGGTGGCGTCGCCGGTGGTCAACGAGGCGCAAGCGTTGGCGATGGGCTTCATACGCGACGTGCAGCGCCGTGGATTTAGTGCCGACCAGACGCCAATTGATGCCGAACGACAGCGCAAGTGGTGGGCAGAGCATCGCTATCGGGCGAAGGCATTCCTCTACTACTACCAGGGCAAGCTCGTTGGCTATGCGGCATTGCTCCAACAGGACGACGGCACCTGGGTCAGCAGTTGCGCCGTGCTCCCCGGCCACGAGGGGCGCAAGTTTGGCGGGCGCATCCTGAGCCATCTGGTGCAGTCGGTGGACCACGAGGTCTACGCGCGGGCGCTCATCGCCAACCCGGCCGCGTGTGCGCTCCACAACGACCGCGAGTGGGAGATGACGGGCGAGGATGGCGTGTGCCGCCACTACCGCACGCGCCCGAAGGTCAGGGTGGAGCATTCGTTATCCGGCTACGACTACAGCGAGCCACAGCCCGAACCGCCGTGCGGGTGGTGGATGGGAGAGCAGCGATGAAACCGATAGACCTGTTCCGTCCATATATGGCCGTCAACGCCGCCGCCGCCGCCTCGCGCGTGCTGTCCTACGACGCCGCTGGGCGACTCTACTGCGGGCAAGGGGCGCTGGTGGACCAGTTCGAGCGGGAGTTCGCCGCGCTGCTCGGTGTGCCCGAGGAGAAGGTCGTCAGCACCAACTCCTGCACGAGCGCGCTGGGGATTGCGCTCAAACTGGCGGGCGTGCGACCAGGGCAATGGGATCAGGTCATCGCCACCCCGATGACTTGCACAGCGACGAGCGGTGCAATCGTCAATGCCGGTGGCAGCATTGTTTGGGCAGACGTTGACGCGATTACTGGGTGTATCGACCCTGATGATGTTGCGAGCAAAATCACCCGCAGGACGAAAGCGATTGTGGGCGTCAACTGGGCGGGGCGGCCATGCGACTTCCCCGACACCGACATCCCCTGCATCATGGACGCCGCACACGGCCCGTTTGTCCGCAGCAATGCCGACTACCAGTGCTACAGCTTCGGCCCCATCAAGCACCTGTCCACCGTGGACGGTGGCGCGCTCGTCACCAACTGCGGCGACCACGAGCGCGCGGAACTGCTGCGCTGGCACGGCTTGAGCCGTCGCACCAAGGCGGATTTCCGGTGCGAGCAACCGATCCACGAAGCCGGGACCAAAGCCCACATGAACGACTTCAACGCGGCGGTCGGGCTGGCGAATATCAACGACCTGGCCTGGGTGGTAAAGCGCCACCGGGAGAACGCGGCGTACTACGACCGGGCGCTCGCGGGCGTGCCGGGGGTGACGCTGCCCCCACCGGACCCGACGAGCGCCTACTGGATGTACGCGCTTTTGGTGGATGACCGCGACGCCTTCATGGCCTACATGACCGAGCGCGGCATCGGCGTCAGCCGCGTGCATGGGCGCAACGACACGCACCCCGCCTACACGTTCCCCAGCGGTCCGCTACCCGGCACGGACTACTACGACAGCCACGTTGCGGCGGTGCCGGTGGGCTGGTGGGTGAACGACGCAGACCGCGTGAGGGTGGCCGATACGGTCAAAGAGTGGGCGTATGAAGGGCGGAAGGTGGCGGCGTGAAGCTACTCCTTATCCATCCTGGGGCCAGTTTTTCGACTGCGGATGTCTACAACGGTTACTTGACCGCGCTCCGCGCCATCGGCGTTGAAGTAGTTGAGTACAGGTTGGACTCGCGCATCGACACCTGGGGCCAGTTCATCAAGCACCAGCACCGCACGCGCAAGCTCGGTCCGGTGGACGACGCCGAAATCTTGCACCGGGCGGGCATGGACATCCTCGCGCAGGCGGTGTGGCACGGCGTGGACGGCGTGCTGGCCGTGAGCGCGATGTATCTCCGCATGAGCGCGCTGCTGCTGCTGCGGAAGGCGGGCATCCCGTGCGCGGTGATGCTCACGGAGTCGCCGTATGACGATGAGGCGCAAGCCCAATACTGCCGCCTCGTTGACGTGGTGTTTACCAACGAGCGCACCAGTGTGCCCTATCTCTCGCAGTTCTGCCGCACGGTGCGCTACCTCCCCCACGCCTACGACCCGGCGCGGCACCGGCCCGACTTGCCCGTAGATGACTCGGTGCCGGCGCATGATGTGGTCTTCGTCGGCACTGGCTTCCGCGAGCGGCGCGACTTGCTGGCGGCGGTGGACTGGACCGGGATAGACCTCGGCCTCTACGGCCAGTGGGACCGACCGGGCAAGCTCGCCCCCTACGTACGCGGCAAGATTGTCAGCAACGAGATGGCCGCGCAGCTCTACCGCAAGGCACGCATCGGGCTAAATCTTTATAGGACATCTCGCGGCTGGGACGGCAAGGACCACATCGCGCACGCCGAGAGCCTGAACCCTCGCGCGGTGGAGTTGGCGGCGTGCGGGGTGTTCACCCTGAGCGATTACCGGGAGGAAGTCGAGGAAGTGTTCGATACACGGGACTATCCGCTGGTTCCAACCTTCGCCAATGCCGCCGAACTCTCGGAGGGAGTGCGAGACTGGCTAACCGACGCGGATGAAGAGCGAGCATTCCGGGCAAAGCAACTCCCCAAAGCAGTCGCCCACCTCACGTTCGAGGCGCGGGCGCACGACGTGGTGACGACACTCCAAGAGGCATGGCTGGTGTCTCGGAGTGCTGCACAGGCCGCCGACTGAGGCGGATGGATATTCGACGTATTGCGGTGATTCGGAAAGGACAAGGGTAGAGACATAGCACGGTATGCCGCCCGTAAGGGCCGAGTTTTGATGTCCACCACGGGCAGCGGCACGGCGGTGGTGCTGGGGGCGCAGGCGGCGTGGTCGCTCGATGCATCGGTAGACCGCATCGAGGTCACGTCGTTCGGCGACACCAACAAGACCTATGTCCAGGGACTCAGCGACATCTCGGGCGATTTCAGCGGCTTCTTCGACGACACCGACAGCACGCTGTTCACCGCAGCGGCCTCCACCGATGGCGTTAAGATGTACCTCTACCCCGACTATACCGGCGCACCGACCAAGTACTGGTATGGCCCGGCGTGGGTGGACTACAACGTCGGCGCGGAAGTCGGCGGCGCGGTCACGGTCGCGGGCACGTTCGGTGCGAACGGCGCGTGGGGCCGGTTCTAACGGCTGAGTGATGGGGCGGGGGTATGGTGCCCCCGCCCGACTGGGGGAATTGATGAGCGGCTATCTGGGCGGTGAAGGGTTGGCGCTGATGGAAGTGGAGCACAGCGAGCAGACGAACGGGCACGGCACGCCGCCGCCGCTGGTGTTCCCCGCGAACGGATTCCGCATCAAGCCGCGCGAGCGGCAGGTGTTCCTCGATGGCGAGTTCGCGGGCGTGGTGGCAACGATGCGGGCCAACGCGCCCATCGGGGAGTTCCTGGCGCTGACGGAGTTGGGGGCGGGCATCAGCGAGAGCGACATGAGTCGCGCGTTCGCCGAGGTCATCAACCGCCTGCCGCGCCTGATCATCTCGTGGAACCTGCAAGACGAGGCAGGGGAGCCGGTGCCGGTGACGCCCGAGGCGATCCGCGCGCACGTCCCGCTCGATTTGCTGATGGCGCTGCTGGGCAAGATGGGCGGGGGCGAGCCGGTCCCAAAAGGCTAGCCCGCCAGATTCGTTTGTTCGCCGACGCGCAGCGCACGAAGAAGCGCGACGTAGGTATGCCGATGCCCTTAGCCCTCGACTTCATCGCCCAGCGGTACAGCAAGACGCCGTGGGAAATCGAGGAAGCGCCCGCAGATAAGGTCCAGTGGTACATGACGGTGGTGGGCATCTACAACGAGGCGCAGGCCGACATGGAGGGGTTGGACCCAAACGAGGCGATGTACTGGGAGGACGACGAATAATCACACTGGCTGGCGCGACACAAACCAGGCGACGACGAGGGCGGGAACGATGGCGATGATGGCACCGACGAAGAGGCCGATCAGCACATGGTACGGCTGGGGTATTGCCCCGGTGCCGGTGATGAGCGCCAGCCACACCGAGAGCATCCCGCTGATGGCGCAGCACGAGAGCACGAAGGCCACACAGGCAAGCACGAATGTACGCATTGTTCCCCTCCGCAATGTCAAACGTCGCCCCATGTACGCGCGGGCGATTCTAACGGATTCACCCCTGTCGTGTGTCGATTAGCCCCCATCAGGTGAGGTATCGCTACCGCCGCTGAACTCGCCATCCTGTTGACCGTCAAAGACATGGCCTCCAAACAGTTGGAGGGCTTCGGTAAGTCGCTGGGCAGCATGGGCGCGCTCGGCAAGGTCGCCGCTGTCGGCATGGCAACCGTTGCCACGGCGGGCGCGGCACTAGTGACGGGCCTCGCCTCTAGCGTCAGCCAGGCGATGGGCTTCGAGTCCGCGATGTCTGCCGTCGCTGCTGTGGCCGGTGGCACCGAAGCCGACCTCAAAAGTCTCTCCGACACCGCGCTCAAACTGGGCATGGATACCAGCCTCAGCGGGGTGAGTGCCACGGACGCCGCACGCGCGATGCGCGAGTTGGCGGCGGCGGGTATGTCGGTCGAGGATATTGTCGGCGGCGGGGCACTTGGGGCGCTCAGGCTGGCCTCTGCGGGCGGCATCGACGTGGCGCGGTCGGCGGAGATCGCCTCGATGGCGCTCGCGAACTTCGGGCTAGCCGGGAGCGACGCGGCGATGGTC